TCGCGCACGTCAATAAGTGTGATAGGGGGTTCAATTGCGTAGATGTTTGTACGACCGCCGTCTTCATTAATAACTGTCATCAGAATGCAACGTCAGATCGTTCAAGCTTCATCAGGATGTCGTTCCTGTATGCAGGGTCACGGTCATACCGTGGGTCATTGATTGCTTCAACAACCTCAGCCTGACTACGGAACGTGTCACGTGAATTGCTTGGAGCTTTGCCTTGCAGTTGCGTACCTTCGTATCCATTCTCCGCTTGATAGCGAGCTTGTAAGCCAGCCATCACCATCTGGATCTGTGCCAACGAACCACTATCAACTGTGGTGTTAAAGGCTTCAAGCTCAACTTCAGATAAAGCTTCAGCAGCCCAACCAGTGATTTGGTTGTATGACTCTTCACCACCAACAGAAGCCTTCAGGCTGGATACATCTGAATCACTCAAGTCAGGTGAAGGTGGTGGTGCTAAAGACATGTATGCATCAAGAAGTTCAGAGCTATCCAACTCAGCTAGAGCATCACGTGTCTCTGGTGTTAGCTCCCCACTTTCAGCAAACTCTTGAGAAGCAGCAGAGATCATGTCAGCAGCAGGATTTGATTCAATCTCTTCTGCATCTTCCGTCTCTCCTTCAGATTCCTCGTCCCCTTCACCCAGCTTCTTTTGAAGCTCAAGGTATGCAGACTCAAGGTCCTGTGCATTTTTGTACTTACCTGCCAGCAGTTCATCTTGCTGATCCATAAGTTCTTCACCCACTGCCAGAGAATCCTGTTCCTCTTCGGTCAGGACCTCTGTGTCAGGGGCGTTGTCATAAGTAAATGTTTCAGCCATCGGTGGGTGGTTGTTGTTGTTGGGTGAGTTGTTGTGCCATCTCAGCGGCGTCAGGGTTCTTACTTGGATCCATCAATGGAGCGGACATCATTTGTCCTGCTTGTCCAAGTAGCTGTTGTTGTGATGCCATGGCTTGTTTCTGCTGCATGTCTTGTTGCATCTGTTGTGGTGTCTTCACCAGGTTCAGTACGTCAATACCTTGAGCAGCAGCAAGACGCTTGATAGCTTCTGACGCATCGATGTATTTCATCAACGCTTCAGGTCCAAGTGTCTGAGCAATGGTTCCAATAAAAGCGGTCAAGCTCTCACGATCTTGTCCACGTCCAAGTGCGTTCACACCTGCCACGATCTGTGGCTGGACATACTCCTTTGGAATCTTGGGAAGCTGCCCGCTGCGTTGCATAACCATCAAGGTCCGAGCCAAGTAAGGCTTCAAGAACTCAACAGTCAGCAGGCTGAATAGTCCGCCAAGTTGTTGTTCAAGTTCGAGCTGAGTAAGGCGTACCTCTTCAGCAGTTGTACGTTCTGACTGACGGATGTTGAGCAACAGGAAGGCTTCGCCAAGGCGACGCTCAATCTGTTGTGCCATCTGTGAGGCAGTACCGAAGTCCGCAGTTTTGCCAACCTGAACGACGCTTACGTCTTCAGGCCGACCCTGCACGATTGCACCGTTGCCAGCTTTGGCAATGGTTGCTGGCTTGGTAGTAGCAGCCGGGTTCACAAGGAACACAACCTTTGCTGCTGCTGCACTGCCTTCAATCAAAGCTTGGCTTAGTGCCTCCAGTGAACGGAGATCACCAAGGAACTCTTCGACACGACCTCGTCCATAGTCCTCACCATCAACAGCGTTGAAGCGGAGAACTAACCATGGACTTGCATCTTTAGGAGCAGTACTTCGGGAGCCTTCGATGATCTTGTCATCGACCTCCTGGTGCCATACCCAGCCGCCATTGTCTTGACGACGTACGTATGTATAGACCTCAGCATCTCCATCGTTGTTGCCCTTACCCGACACAGTGTTGGGATCAGGCATGGGGTCAATGCCGAGAAGCTTGCGGTTGACAAGCTCTTTAGTAACGATCTCGCACACATAGCCATTGCCATCACGGCTGACTACAAAGCGATTCAATGGGAAGTTCTTTAGACCATCTTTGCCCATGAAGATCAAAGCGTTGCCGCCGACGATCAGGTGCTTGAGAGCCTGGTGAACAACGACACGATCACTTGATGCAGCGATCTTATCCATGACCATCCTCTCCATTTTGGAGAAGGACAAGTCAAGTTCGCTTCTAACTTCCATAGGAAGTTCTTCTCCCAACTGGTCATCTCGTACTTGCAATTTGAAGAACGAAGTTTGGGGAGGCAGCAGTGCAAGCATGAGCTTGGCTGCAAGTGTGACAACTGACTTTGCACCGACGGATTGCCATGGCGTCGTCAGCCTCTTGTGATTCTGACGTACACGTAGGTCGTCAGTAATTAAATGAGGCAGCGTCAGTTCAGAACACTCAACTGCAATGTCAAGGAATTGATGCCTGTCAGATGACAGTTGACTGTACCGTTCTTTCGCTTTAGACATTTAACCCTCCAGTACTACCACCGGATGAGGTCTGTTGGAGAGGAATCTTTAGGTCACTTGCACCGACACGCTTAGCCTTGGTAGTTGACATTTTCTTAGCAAAGTCAACCTTAGGCTTCTTGTCCTCTCTGTCTTCAAGTGTTGTAGGAGCTGGAGCTTCCCGAGGTTGCTGGGGTGCCTGTTTAACGATCGGTGGAAGCTTTGGAGGATCGGGTGGTTTGGGTGGTTTAAAACCTAGTAAACTTGCTAAACACATTAGTCTTCTTCTATGATTTGGTTAATGAAAGAAACAACACTGGCTTGACCAGCCTTGTAGTAGATCTCGGGTGGTAAATCTGTATGTTTGATTGGCTCGTTAGGGAACGCTTCCGCTAACCGAGCCTGAATCATGTCCAGTTTTTCGTACTGGAACTTAAGCGTATTGGGGGAGGTTGACATTCGAGTGTTCAAAGAATGCTGGCATACGTGCAGACTTAGTAAAGGAAAGCTCAGGAGCCTTGCCTTGATACATCAAGTTGTCACTTGAATCCAGCCAGAATTTCTTGTCTAGATATTTATCGATGTTGCTACCTAGTGGTTGCATCACCCAGTTGATAGTTGCCTTGCGTAGTTTGTCCAGGCTTGGAGAGATCTCCAGTCCTAGTTCTCTACATACAAGTGAATTGGCGGCGACATGAATTTGTTCATCTCGGCTAATATCTGCGCTCACTGTTCGCATTCCAGGGTCACCATTAGCGCGGAGCAATGGTAAAAGAACGAAGAATATTGCACGCTCGGCAACCATCGCTTTGAGGATCGTATGATCCGGATGCGCTGTCCAAGCATCACGTAACCGTAGCGCTTCAGCTTCAGCCTTTTGATCAACCCCGTAAGCATTGGCAATGTAACCAAGTGCCAGGTCATGGTTCTCTTCATCTTTGACATTGGATTCCAATAGCTCTCGTGATGCTTTTGGTACGTCATTCGCCAATGCATCACGGATAAAATCTCCCACAGGTAGTTCCATGTGTCGCAAAGCAAGAGCACGGAGCAGTGTTTCGTGTGCACCTTCTTTGCATGTACCAGCAGTTGTCTGTACTGGTGTCCATTTCCGTTTCCGGTTTAGTAGTTTCTGATAAGGATTCATTCTTGACAATCACATTGAAGTTCTTCATTTAAAATGTCCCCTAAATACTGTTCAATATCCTCATCATCTAATGCTGCATAAGCATCAGACTTATCTTGAGTATCAGGCATTACCTGTAAACTGTAATAGAGACTAGTTTGCGGGGACCGTAGCCACTCTTCCACGAATTCATTGTCGTAGGTTACAACGTCACTCCAAGAGTTAAAGCTATATCCATGAAGAAGCCCTGTGCTGTCGAACAATCTCATCAGCCCGTCTGCGACTGCCTTGTAGGCATCCCAACCGACTTCTGATGCAATCTCAACATCACCATAATTGTATGTTTGTACACCGAACGTGCCGCTATCACGGTCCACAGTACGGCTGATAGGTGGTGCAATTTCAGGGGTAGATGTGAAGCCATCAAGATCTTTTGACCTGTAGCTACACGATGCAGTAGGCGCAATTGCAAACGCCCTATCCATGTTGTGTGACCTAGCAACACGTGCTGCAAGGTTGATGCCTAGCTTGATCTGTACTGCCAGCTCATAGGCAGGTGTACGTACTACCTCTCCAGAATTCAGGCACCGAAGTGCTTCACCAAACTGTTCATACTTTACGCCGTACCGCCGTAAGAGATTTGCGAGTCCGAGTACTCCCAGTCCGACTTGTCTGTCTGTTGTACTTGGGAGATATTCTCCTGAATCGCTAACGCCAGTTCGACCATGGAGTTGGCACAGTTCTGACATCCCTTCAGAGAAAGCTCTTGGAATGTCGTCAAATTCACAGGCACCGAAATTGATGTGCTGCAATAAACAGGTACCTCTGCTTGGCAGGTACACTTCAAGGCATACATTTCCACGAATTCTTTCTCCTAATTTGTCGTACTTTACTTTGTTCAGCCATACATCTCCAGACTTAATAGCAAAGAGAAGTTCATCTTTGAACGTACATTCTTGCCACCATTCATCTGTGATGTTGATGCATCGCTTGACCCAAGGCAGCTCTGATCGTGAGACAGTAATGAACTCAAGAGCATCACTGTGCCGGAGATCTAGGTGACACACTATCGCGCCATTACGATAGGTGCCGCCCCTCCTCAATATCTCATTTAAGGTGCTGTAGATTTTGGCGAATGATACTGGTCCGCTTGCAACGAGCTTGTCATTTCCTTTTGTTGATTCCGTTCCTTTGGGTCGCAGCTCCGACAAGTGGATCGCGCAACCTGCTCCATTTCGTAAAGCATGAGAAGCAAATCTCCAGCTTGCTTCGATTCCATTAGGACCCTCCATCGAGTCTTGTACTACAAATACTGTGCAGGACACAGGTAGTCGGGAGGTGGGTGCGTCAAGCCAGGACTGAACACGGCCAGTCCTTGAGATATAAGATGCTGTGGTCATTTAACTAGATCAGATAATTGAGGTGGTTTGTAGTTAGGTCCTTTCAAGACTTTGCCGTCAGCTCGGTAGATAGGTTTGCCATCTTCACCGAGCTTTGACATATTCGATTTATGAACTCTGGTCATCGCTTCGTCTAAGTCCCATTCTTGGGACGCGGCGAATTGAAAACATACATACACCAGGTCAGCTAATTCTTTGAGCTGATGTTCTGAATCCTCGAAGTGATAAGCCTCGTGAAACTCAGACCATTCTTCATCGATCAAAGATTTCTGGGTCGTCCTCTTGTCCGGTCCATTCGGGATCATGTAAGAAAAGCGGAATTGGTCCGCTTGATCCATGAGGCTCTGGTGAATGTAGGAGTTCATTTTCAAGATAGTGGATAGCTTTGTGAAGGTCCTCTCTTTTAGAACCTTTGTAACCGGCTCTGCAAATATATTTAATAGCATTGCCTAGATGATAGTTAAGCTGTTGATCGCGGATGAAGTCCCAGACTTCTATGTGTCCGCGGGTGTAGTGTTCGGGTGATTGGGCCAATTAGTTACCAAGTTAGAAACAGTATTGCAAAGGCAGAAGTTCTGGTGTTGAAGTGCAATCAACAACGTGATGATGTCCTTCTTATCTGCCTCAGGTAACAGGTCTTCAAGCCTCCGCAGCTTGAAGCTCTGCTCCATCGTTAACTCCGTGACCGGCATCGGCGGGAGTCCAGGGTATGACTTGTCCGTCATATTCGTTAGTGGTGAGAATCTTTGCGAGTCGGGCATTGATAAGGGCGTCCTCTTCAGTCATGTCTTTATCTGTGAAGGCTTTGACAACGGTGTCCCACGTGTATCCATGCTCATCAAACAAAGCCACAGCACGTTTGATTCCTATGCCGGGAACGCCTGAGTAGCCGTCAGTTTGATCGCCTGCCATCGTCTGAATTAGATGCCATCGATAACCTTCTTCTTCTGTGATCATCACTGTCTCTGTCATGTTGAATAGACGACCAGGTATCTGCCGCATGTCCTTATCAGGACTGACGATTACGTTGCCAGGGTTAGCTGTTGCATAGATACCCATGGCATCGTCAGCTTCAAGCGTTGGCATACGGATAACTTCGTACTGTTTAGACAGTTCGTTGATGACACGTTTGTATCCACAGGGCTTCTTCCTATTTCGATGACCCTTATAACTGGGAAGAATTTTCTTCCTAAAATTTACAGAGTCACTAAAGAACAGGATCAGTTCAGGCACATCCCAAGTGAAGTGACCTTTGATATTGGTCAAGTCACGGCGTACATTTGCCATTGCCTCACTGAACTTACTGACAACCATGATGACGTCATCACCCCAGTCAATATCAGTCTCAGCACCAGCACAGGATTTATAAACAATGTAGTCAGCGTCAACTAGAAGTTTCATCAGTGGACCTCCGACCAGTTTTTCCCTTGCTTCGCTTCGGCTGCGATGGGGATTCGTAAGTTGTAGTACTCGCCAGCCTCTGCTGCGCTATATACCAGGGATGCTGATAGATCTGCTGCGTGATCGGGGTGGCACTCGAATTGGAGTTCGTCATGTATAAATGCGAGTTGTGATGCACACAACCCTAGTTTTTGTATGTAATTGTGAGCGATGACCATTTGCCGCTTCGCGACGGTACCGGCTCCTGACTGGAGCAAATAGTTCAGAGCTTTGTGTGGACTATCTAGAGCGATCTTTCGACCGTCTATCGACTTAATAAAGCCCTTCTGAGACGCCTTTTTGATTGCCTTAAGAAGTTCCGCAAGTCCATCAATAGCCGATACAAATGCTTCTCGGATCTCCGCACCTTTGGATTTAGCATCGCTATCATTTAAGGAAGAGTCAAAGGAATGTCCAATTTTGGCGTCACCTGCTCCATAGATGAAAGCGTAGGTAATTGTTTTGATAGCTCGTCTACTGACACCGACTCTGTCAGCGTTGACTTGATGGATGTCTCCATTGAGGAGGGTGTCGGCAAACTCTGTTGAATACCTTGAAATGTAGTGCCCGAGCATCCGTAACTCGATGCCGCTAAGATCGGCACCCACCATAACTTGACCAGGCGTTGGAATAAATAGTTCTCTGAATTCATGATTACTAGGACATTGCGCTAAATTTGGACGTCGATGTGCACATCTATGGGTGAATGTACTTACTGAACAGTGGTGATGTATTCGGTTAGCAGTCGTAGCAAGCTTCAGCCATGCGTTCGTGCCTTCCGAGATCATCCCCAAGCTCTTCGTAATATCGAGACACTTCAGAAAAGCCAGGGCTATTTCTGTCCCAATATCCTTGAGTATCACTTCGTCGATGATGGGCTTCCCAGTAGGACTCATCTCCGTTGGATTCCAGCCATGAAATGTTTGCAGGATCCATGAAATATGGTCGCGTGAGGTTGGGTTTAACTCTTTCAGTTTGGTGAACGTACATTCTTCTACGTATCCAAGGGTCTTGTTATTTCGTTTAGGAGTAAATTCTGATCCCTTAACGAAAGGGTGTTTGTGGCGTAATAGTTGACAAGTTTTTTCAAGCTCTGATCTGAGAGACGATGCAAGTTTCCATGCAGCGTTGACATCAAATTGCCATCCATGTAGTTGTTGCTTGGTGAGTATGATTGCTACGTCATGCTCTAACGCGACCCAGTCAGGTAGGGTTGGAAATGATCGCATAGTTTGGTGGTGACGTTTACATCTTGTACGCAGTAATCCTGCATTTCTTGTGACCAGTTTTGCCAGTCAGTATCTTTACCAAATGATCCCTTGAATTCTTTTAGGCGGTATCCGTAGCTTTCAAGACTGTGTCTCCCCCACATGGGTGAAGGCATACCTTTAAACTTCCCGACATACTTACCTTTTACTTTGTCACCACGATCAATGATTAACATGTCAGCGTGGTACAGGCGTGACAGTAGAAGCGTGTCTACTACCAAACCCTTCGGGTTGAACCAGGGATAAATCTTTTGTAGGCACGGTATGTCGTACCCGATAACGTTATGTCCACAAATGATCTCAGCATCTTCAATAAGTTGAACACCACGGGTGATAGCTTCTTGGTCGCCTTGATCGTTATAGACATAGGTCTCGTCAACCTCAGTATCGTGGATGACAAGACAGTGGATACAGGTGACATCATCTAGTAACCCATTACTTTCCAGATCGAATACCAACATTGTTCCATTGATATGTTTTATCCACAAACTGAGCACGTTTCACTGCATCAGCCGTAGGTGGGTTAGGTTTAGAAATCGGCAACTTCGAACTCTTTTTCGATTGGTGATTCATTGAATTTACAAGTATTGAGGTCATAATTCAGTTGACATGCTTCGCCAACTTCACCTGAATAGCGATTTTTAAGGACTCGCACTGTCGTAGAATCTCGTTCAGATCCGCTCTGCTGATCTCTTTCGAGCGCAATGACGCTATCTGACAATTGGCCCACGCTTCTGGATCCTCTAAGAGAGCGCAACTGAACTCTTCCCCCTTCTTCATGTGATTGTCCATTAGGTGGTGTAGTTGTGTGACATACAAGAAATAATGCAATGCCAGTACGTTCTACCAATGAACGTAACTTGGTCATAGTTGTATCAATCATCCGACGTTCATCACCTTCAAGACCACTAAGTAGGATCGATAGGTGATCAAGGAAGATGACCTTCGTATCTAATCCAGCCGCCATATATTCAATGCGGTTGTAGATATGGTCAGGGTCATAGCTACCGAACCCATCAAAGAGATGTAGATTCCATTTAGCTATGGTTTCATCAAAGATCTCGGTTAACTCGCTTCGTTGTTGTTCACCGAGGTGCAGAGGTCTACCGCAGGCGTTAGACATAAGTCCGAGAGATGTATGACGCATGGATTCTTCAAGTGCCAAGTAACCAACCCGTTCTCCTTTAGCAAGAAGGTCAGTTGCGATTGCACGACAGAAGGACGATTTTCCGATTCCAGACCCCGCAGTAATTGTGACAAGCTCCCCATACCTGATCCCGTGTAACTTTCCTTGTAATCCTTGAAAGGGGTAGTCATGATCAGATGGTGGTGATGGTGTAGTGATTAAGTCAAGGAGTGTCTTTGCATCGACAATCCCGTCTGGTTGATATTGAAGGTGGTCGTAATTACATACAGCTCTTACAGCTTCTGAGTCTCCAGCCTGTAATGCTTCTGAGGCATCTTTGTAATCCTCTAGAAAGCCGATGAATACTTTGCCAGGTGGTAATACACCAGCAGCATCTTTAGCAGCCTTCTGGCCTGCCTCATCGTTATCAAAGAACAGGACAACTTTGTCGTAGTAATTGATCCATTCATAGTTATTTTGAATGGCTTTCTTGGCAGCAGCCGCACCGTTTGGGATAGAAACTACAGACCAATTTGGCTGTGCTTCCCAGACAGACATTGCATCCATCTCGCCTTCTACGATAACTAGCTTCTGCTCCTTTTTGCTTGTTTTGTGACGGTAGTTCTGCATCCCAAACAGGGACTTGACTTCA